AATCGCTCGTATTGACACATTTTCTTGTAAGTAGGGGCGCTCATATGATTAAAAGCAGTGATAAGCTCTTCCACCTTTAAGCCTTCAAGGTATAAAGCAGCGTCCGCTATTTCATATTCATCATAAGGATTATAAAAAATCACTCTTGTCGTGCCGTCGCTCAAGAGGTCACTGCTGTCTACAAGCCAATTCTCACAAATGCAGTTTTTGCCTTGAGCAGTGCTCATGATATATCCCTTAAAAAAGCCCCGCTGGCTCCGCAACAACATCCCAGCTAAAGATCAGTACCTCTTTGGCGTCTGAGCCTTTGCCGCCGCCGACGGTGTAGCGGATGTCGGTGGTTTCGATGTGGTAGTCCGCGAAGATCCGGCGGATGTCTGGGTGGTCGTTGAGGCTGATGATGGCCTTGCCCTTGAGCTTGGCCAACATGCACGCCATTTCCTCGTACTGCTCTATGCCAAAGGGTACCCCATACCCCTCCGTTTGCCAGTAGGGCGGGTCCATATAAAAGAGGGTATGTGGGCGGTCATAGCGCTCAATGCAGTCCTGCCAGCTTAGGTGCTCTATAAAGGTGCTTGATAGGCGCAAGTGAGCCGCTGATAGCGTCTCCTCTAAGCGCAGCAGGTTCAAGCCTGGTGGTGTGGTGGTTGCAGTACCAAACGTTTGGCCTTCAATGCGGGCACCAAAGGCATTCTGCTGGAGGTAATAGAAGCGGGCGGCCCGCTGTATATCAGTGAGCGTTTCAGGGCGCGTCATCTTGAGCCACTCAAACACCTGGCGGCTGGAGAGCGCCCACTTAAACTGCCTAACGAACTCTTCTAAATGGTTCTGGACAACACGGTAGAGGTTCACTAGGTCGCCGTTAACATCATTAAGCACCTCAACTTCTGCGGGCGATGGTCGCAGAAAGAACAGCGCGGCCCCTCCTGCGAAGGGCTCTACGTAGCACTGGTGCGGCGGCATCAGCGGGAATATGCGGTCAGCTAGGCGGCGCTTGCCGCCCATCCAGGGAATGATTGGGTTAGCCACGAGGCATCTCCTTTGGTGGTTTGGAGCTCGTGGCTCTCTGCTGGTTCAAGTGCCTGCAACGCGGACACTTTATTTCTATAAACTGGTAGTCGCTGACGTTGGCCAGCTTGCGATTGCACTGTGTACAACGGATTTCGATTAACACCATGTCAAGCCTTCTAACGTTCTAACGTTTGGCTTAGACTGCCGGTGCCTCGCGAGGCAGGGGAGTCTTGGCCGACTTGCAGGTGTGCTCTGCTGGTTGGTGGCCACCTCCGGTGTTCCCGCACCTTAGGTGGTCACTCCTTTCTAATACGCCACTAAAATAATGTTCCTAATAGCCCCGCCGTCTGACGTGTACGCATATACGTTTTCCACCAGCCGGGGGGTGTCGATATTTGCATCCGTCACGTACAGCGAGGGTGACGAACGGGTATTGTAGCGTTGAGAAAACGACTCTCCAGTGTTCGGTAATCGCCAATAGCCCGATGTGCCCGGCGTGTTGCCTATGTTGAGAATCAAGCTATTACGCGCCCGTACATCAACATCGATCGGCTGCTCGGCAGCTAACAGACTAATCAGACGGATCGATGACCAACCAGGGTTACGGTAGGCTAGCGTTATCAGCCGCACATAACGGGTATAGGGCTGCTCCCACACCGGCGGCGGCATGCCCGCTTTGTAAATCGTGGCGGCGACCCAATCCACCGTTCCCGCACTAAACAATGTCCAGCCGGGGGTGATCATCGCCAAATCTTTAACGTCGCCGTCATAAGCCCGGCCCGATATAACCGCAACCAACAGATCCCCCGGTTGAACGTTGCTCGGGAACTCGCCTTGCACGTTCAGCGCTGAGCTGAATTCGTATCCATAGCCCACGTACTCCCACGGGGTTTCCAGTCCTTGGCTGCCTCCCAGCATCATTGCCTCAATCATACCTTTGACCTCACCGAGAGTTCCCATTCGTCGCCATCCCACCAGCCCACAATAGTGGTTTTAGTGGCCCCTAGTAGCGGCTCCACCCCTTCTACCCACGCGCCTTGCCACTGCGATGGCCACAGGGGTTGCACGTTACCGAACAGCTTGACCACCACCACCATTGCCCGATTTTCGCCGGGGTGATTGGCGATCGTTAGGGTACGCTGCTGCGTCGCGTCGATACGAAATACTTGCCGCGACCCTAAGTCGAAACCGGTATTCCCCATTTGCCACGCAACATCATATCTAGCCAGAGATGCTCGCTTATACCCGCCTGCTAATTGCTCTGAAAAATCCGTCTCAAAGTTGCGCACGACTAGCGCGTCGCCATTTTCATTGACGCTCACATAGTCCATTGCACTTTCTAACGCGCCCGGCTGTAGCTCGGTCACGCCAACCGTTCCTACCGCAATCTGTTGCGCTTGATCGCGGGCGGCCTCGGCTTCCTGCCGGGCGGTTTGTGCGGCTTGCCGCTCTTGCACAACGTTTTGATACACGCCATTGGTCGACTGTAATATCTGATTGGCGCTGTCTAGAATCTGCTGCTGCTCGTTTTCGAGCTGTTGAGCGAACGCACCGAACTGGCCAAAGTAGCTCACCATCATGGCGTTTTGGGCGTTCTGCTTGTCGATAGCTTCGTCAGCGTCGCCAAGCGCGAAATTTGTTACTTCAAAATTAGGGACTGCGGGCGCGGTGGCCATGGTTACACCTCGATAATGACTATTTTGGATTGCCAGTTTTTGGGCCGGTTATGGGTGTGCTTCCAGTTGTTTTCTCGACGCCCCAAGAACGCGTACTCCGCCTCATCAAATCCGCCAGCCTCGGGAAATACGCTCACGTAAATATCGGTACGCTTACCGGCCCGCCGAAATGCCCTGGTCAAATTTTGGCGGTCCGTAGCGATGAGATGGTCTAAATCAAACTCCAGCCGCCGCGCCTCACCGTCGCCGATCGTATAAAGCGAAAGCCCCTCAGTGCGCCGATGCTGGCTAAAATCCTCGGCTTCGAGACTCAGCCCAAAGCTAGGGTTAAATTTCGGTGAGATGACCGGCCCCATCACGATACGGCCAATCTCGATGTACCCATCCGGGTTATCCGCATCGGTGATGGTCCAGCGGTAGCCGGTGGCCAGCGTTGACGGAAACCAAAATCTCGACTCTTTAACGGGCAGGTCATCGGTGGACGTAGCGCCCCACTTGTCGATACCGAACCGGAATTCCCCCAGCGGTATTACGCCGGATACCGACCTAAGCCCTGAATCCCACGCCGTGGCCGTGCCGTTCAATATCTCCAGCCGCACCCGAGACCCTGCAGAGAGGTTGTTTCGATACAGGATGCCGCCGGATAACAGCGTCGGGGCGGGCAGCGTGCCCTCTATCACCTGCTCACCAGTGCCGTCAGAGCGCCACGGCTTCACACGTTTTGATTGCTGTGTGTAGGCAATCGGCAAGGCGTTAGTGGTCGCAGATAACAGCGCGCCATCGTGAGCGTTGTTGACGATCATTCGCAGGCTGTTAGCCATCCATCACCCTCCTGCCATCGCGCCGAAACGTTCGGGGGGCGTAATCACTATTTCGCCCATGTCTGGGTCAGTAATGGTGTACGGCTCATGGGGATACACACGGTCGTAAATAGCCTTTGCTTCCGGGCCAGCGAACAGCGCGGCATAGACCGCATCCGTGGTGCCCGGCCCATCAAAGGGCACCTCAGCCAGCACGCGCACCCCGGCCATGCCCCGCCACTGGGCGGCTTGTGCGTCTTTCAAACGGGCATAGACCATCAGCTCGATACCGTTTATCGCTGCGTACGTTCGCGCAAAGCCAGTGACCACCGGGGGCTGGAGCACTTCCCCCGATGGGTCGCGCTCCAGCATCTCGGGATGGTGGGTTTTTAAGTAGTTAGCCAAGGCAGGAAAATTGGCGATATACAGAATGGCATCGATCATGCGATCAACTCCTGAATCTTTCCGTCAGAGACAGCGCGAGGGATATAAAGCAGGTAGTGAAGGTGGCCGTTGATGTTGTTAGCCGTTGACTGCCTACGGCCACCTAAAATCAGGTTGTTTAGCCCCAGCGTAGAAAGTGGCTCGCCTGTCGCTGTAAACAAATCACCGTTTTTAGCAAGGGTCAGAGAACCATCAGGACTATATCTAATCGCGTTTTTTTCGAACGGCCCGAATGCCGTTGAGCCTGTGCCGAAGTACACCACTGGGAAACCATCAGCCCGCATCTCTGCGTAATTAACCGCCGTTAACGTGCTGTTATGGAACACAAGACTCATTGAGTTGTTGTGTGTGCCAGCATTAATGCTACAGATAAAGGGGGTGTTTCCCTGCGACAGCGCAGGGGGGCTATAGCTCATTACAAGCGTGCCCTCATCCTGCCGATACTCATCCCCCATCAAGCGCCCAAGGTTGTCAGCAGCCCTCGCCAGTGGCGCGCCTTCCGTCAATATGGGCGATGATGGCTCTTTGCCGTCAATAATGTCTGCTTGCCAGATATACAGGCCGTCAACATCATTTCCAGCGAAATCCAGCTCGCCTGAATCATTCATTGGCGATACAGACAGCGCGTTCGGAGCTGAGCCGTCACCGGTAACACCCGTTGTCCATATCCGAAACCAACCATCTTTAAGTGGCTCAAAACCCCCATTGCCGGAAATAACCTGGGCATTAGCTAAGTCGAAACTTAATGTTGAGATGGTTGACCAAGCGCCAAAATTACCCGTATATATGCGCACTTTGCTGTATTCACCAGCCTTTACATAGATTGCTAGTGACTGATCGGCGTTGGCGGGTAACGTCAACATCTGTTGAACAATGTGCTGACCATTAACGCTACTAGCAACAAGCTTATCTGCACTCATTGAGCCATCAGGCGCTAACGCCACATTCTCTTCAATGTCAGCCCTGGTTCTTATCCACTCTGAGTTACCGAATGAACGGCTCCAGACCAGCCTGTTAGTGACTGAGCGCTCAATCAACGGCCCTAGGGGCTCACCCGTTAATGGATCATGATCAAACGCAGGCTCATCGATCCCCACCTCAACCAGAGTGCCAGTGGCATCAAACACCCATTTGGGGCTTTCCCGCGTAAAGTCGGGGAATAACTCAGCGAACGATAACGTTCGGTTCAGCCCCTCCAAATTCCCCAGCGCGAACGCTTGACGCAGGAAATCAAAGTGCATGGATTGGCCGTGGTCACCAATGATTGACAGCGACCGGGCCAGCCGCGTTTGCTGGGCGTTAAGCTCTGCCAACCGGGTGGGAAAATCCACTGACGCAGCGCTGGCGGCGGCCTCCTGTGCGGATTGATTAGCAGCGGCGGCGCTGTCAGACGCGGCCTGAACTTTTGAATCTGCCACCTGATTAGCCTGAACCAGCTGGTCAACATAGGGCTGTGCCAGCTCGGTCACTTTGTTTTGAAACGTGCCTTGCCAGTAGAGCAGCGGGCGCAGGGTGCCACCGCGCACGGGAATGAATGTGTTCGCGGCCCCTTGAGCGAACTGCTCTACGATGGTGGCGTTATCCGTCAGCTTTTGCGTTGACTGACTGATCTCTTGCGGGATAGTGGGCATCGTTACGCCTCTTCAAATAGCACGGGTAGCGTGTCTTGTACGGCAATGTCGAGGGCATCGACCGCCGCCGTGAACTGCCCCGGCACCCACGGGGCCGGGAACCAAACTTGTAGGGTGGTAGTAGAGCGCGTGGGCGAACGGCTAACCGAAATAATCAGCCCGATTAATCCCGATGTACGCGGGTGATCAATCTCGACGCCTTGGCCTAGAAACACCGGCGGAAACCGGGCATCCATTTCCCACACATCGGCGCGCACGCAGCGCAGCGTTAGCAGCCGGTCGCGTTCGGTCGCGGCGTCCGTTTCGTCTTGAATGCAGCTGTCACGGGTTATCGCTTCGGCTTGGGGGTGGTCGTCCACGGGCTGTGTGGCCACCGATGACGACCACTCGCGTTGCAGCCGCGCCGCTGCCGTGGGCGTGTCGGTTTCGACAATCGCCGCCAGGGTGCGTACCGGCGCATAGTTGCGGCCCCAATGCAGCGTGAGTTGCCGCCAGGGCTGCTGGGTTTCCACCATCGCAATGCGGTCGTACTCAATGTCGTCTACATCAATGACCACCTCCGGCGTGGCGGGAATCACATGCTGACGCACCACCAGCGCGCCTAGCGCATTGAGGTACCAATACGCCCCCAAACCTGAACACAAGTCATCGAGCACTTGCCGCCCGGTCACTTCGCTGGAGTAGTACAGCCCGGCGGCATACGCGGGTAGCGCGATCTCGCCTACGGTGATGCCGTAGTAATCAGCGACCCACCCCGCAAGCAGCGCGGGCGTGTTGTGGGTCTCGGCAATATCAACGGTAAGATCCAGCGAGGTCGGGGCATCCAGCACAAACCGGCCTTCCGCTGGGTGCGTCGTCACGTTGAGGCTGGTTGACCCACCCTCTTTAGGGGTCAGCGACACACACGGCAGATAAGAGGCTTTGTATTCGTATTGCGTGCCGTCACTGGTGCGAAACGCGGGGGCGTTGTACACCGTGCCCAATGCCAGCGGTACCGGCCCGGCATCATCGGGAAGCCGCCCGGTATCGATCGGCTCATCAAACAGCGCGGATTGATCCACCATATCGAAGGACAGTTCACCGCGGCGGTCGGTATTAATCCCCGCGTTAATGCCCTGAGCGTGCAAGCGAAAATCCGCCAGCGGCCAGCCAGGGCCGCCCAAGTAAAGCCGTATCGCGTGCCCCTCCCACGCCCGCGTTGACCAGTGGGTGATCTCGCCATCGTTAATCAGTTGGATCTCGCCAAACTCGATCTCGCCATCGATGCGCGTGGTGATGTCGATGGCCTCGGCAATCAGGTCATCATAGATCCGGTTGGGCGGGTCATCGGTGGGCTTTGAGATATACGGGCGGTTAGCGAGGTATTCGGTACCGCCCGCATAGTCCAGCTCACACAGCACCACGCGGGGCGCGGCCAGGTCGCTCAGCCAGTCGTTGTACTCCGCGTCCGTCATACCGTCTTCACTCCCTTTTTGGCACGGCCACGGGCACGCTCTTGTTCGCGTAACTGAGCCTGACGCTGACGCGCTGCACGCTCCGCATCATCGGCACGTTCCCCGCGTAGCTGGGCGACTTCGGCGGTCAACGTGTCGATTTTGCGTAGTAGAGGTTCCAGGTTGATAGCAGGAGCGGCAGTGGCTTGATTGCTGCCCATGTTTGAAAACGGCATGGGCGGCAGGTTGGGCATGGGCAGCTCTGCGCGCACGCCCAATTTCCCGCCGATATTCGTTAGCGGCATGATGGCCTCGGGGCCTGCCTCCCCCATCAGCCCTATATCAAACATGGTGGGCCGTTGAACGATGCTATTGGTGAAGGCTGCCCCCGTGGCGAACCGATTATTCGCCTCGTCGCTGTCCTGCAGTCGTCGGCGAATTTCATCAAGGGACATGCGGCCCGAGCTGTATTCCCCTTCGTAATAGGCAAGCCCTGAGTCGTCAGGGTCGCGGCCTAGCACGTCGCGGAAGGCATCAGCCACGCCACCGCGTGATCCGGTTAGCAGTGCGTCACCCTCGGCATCGAAACCGCCGGGTATGTACGTATTGCCATTGGGCGTGACGGCTTGGCCCAAAATGCCCGATAGCGCGTTAGCGAGATGATTGGGCAGCAGCTCCAGTAGGCCGCCCAAGCTGGATAGCTCGGCATTGGCTTGAATCTGCTCGCTAAGCGTGCGCGTGAGCGTGTCGCGGGCGCGCCGCTGCTCGCGCAGTAGCTGCCGCTCGATGCTTTCAATGCTGCCTAGCGTGGCGAGGGAATCGCCGTATTGATCTTCCAGCGAGCGCACCGACGCGGTAACCTCGTTAAAAATCATCGCGTACTGGCTAGACGATTGCCCGTACACCGCCGCCGCTGCGTCCAGATACGCGCTAGACGCGCCCTGCAGCTGGCCAGCGGCTTGGGTGTCGCCTGCCTGGGCTCTGATCTCTAACTGGGCATACTGCCGCTGGGCTTCGTTGAGGCGCTCCATCGGATCGAGAATCGACTGATTGGAGAGCATCAACGAATCAATCAAGCCGCTTAACTGATCGACAGCGCGCATCTCATCTTGCAGTTGAGCTTTCCGGCGTTGTGCCAAATCCTGTGCAAGAGAAACGCTAGTGTTGTAATCGCTGATCGCGCCGTCGATCCCGACGATGGAGCTGTAACTCAGCGCGGCTGCGTTTTGGCTCGCCGCTGCCTGCTGGCTGGCTGCGGTCATCTGGGCAAATGAGCTGCTCAGGCCCATCAATGACAGTTGCGCATCACGGCCTGACGCGGTTGTGACATCCAGCGACTCGACCAGTGAGCGAAACTCAGCGCGAGAGCCTGGCAGCTCCATGTTCAGCGCGGCGAACTGTTCGGTGAGCTGCTCTTGCAGGCGCGCCTGGCGTTCTTCCTCGGTAAAGAAGTTCTGGTAATAGCTTGAGTAAAGGCCTTGAAGGTTCTCTAACCCACCGGCAGCGTCAACCAGCGCATTGGTTACATCAACTGCGCCGATTGCCAGGCTATCGAACGTGGGGGAGATCAGCTCCAACTGACCCCGCAGGGTTTGCCACTGCTGGATCTGAATAGAGAGCGACTGGGTTAGCTCGCCAACCGCCACGTCACTATTTGCTAGCCGCGCCTCAACGTGGGTCAGTACGTTATCCGGCACGCTCTCTAGCGCCGCTTCCAATGCTGCAATGTTTAAGGCGGATTCGTAACGCTTAGCGGCGTCGTCGCCTTGGTAGTCGTTGCGCATACGGTCGTAGAGGTCGCCCTGCATACCCGATGCGTTAAGCAGCACGTCAAGCCGATCGGCTAGCAGATCCGCATTCGACAAGCCTGAATAGGTAAACGCATCAAGCGCCGCGCTGGCAGCCGCAATCTGCCCATCGGTCATGTATTTTGCGAGTGCGTTATCGGCAGCTTGTAAGCCGGAGGCAAACTCATCTAGGGCAGCACGGCCATCCTCGCCTAAGCGCTGTTGCTCGAATCCGAACGATCCAAACGCTGACTCACGACCACCAAAGTCATATGCTGAAGGAGCGCGACCGTCTTGCTGGTATCTGAACTCGGGCTGGGTATTACCGGAGCCAAACGCAGAATCCAGGAATCCTCCCAGCGCGCCACCAATAGCCGCACCCAAGCCCGGAATTGGAATCAGCGCCTGGCCGATCGCAGCACCACCCATGGCACCGTAGTTAGAGTTGGCCGTTTTACCAAATACGGAGCTACCGAGTTCGGTACCCACATAGCCACCGGCGAGGCCGCCGCCGATGCCCAATGCCGCATTGCCAAGGCCACTAGCTGCGAAAGAATCAAAGCCAGCGCGCAAGCCGCCCTCTGTCTGCACGGCTAACTCGCTGCCGAAGGTGCCTGCATAGGTGGAGCCGGTGCACTGAAAGGCGCGGAAGGCGTTGGCGATTGCGCCGCTGCCGTCTATGATGCTGCTGAACGATGGAATACCGCCAAAGGATTGAGAGCCACTGCCAGCCTGTTGGCCACCACCACCCAATCCCATACTCGCTGCTAACTGCACGGTGATAGGCCGAGTGATGGCCATGTGCAGCAGCTCGGCGAGGGTTTGGTCCCACATGCGTTTGATGGTGTCGGTGGCGTTGCGGCTGCCGTCTACGGCACCTAGCCAGAGATCGGCAAAGCCGTCGTCTAAGCGGCGTAGGCCGTTGAGGCGCAGCTCGTCGAATGCGCCTTCCATTGTGAAGGCAGCATCAACGGTTTTAGCAGCAAGGTCGTTGGTATCGTTTTGGGCTTCGATGTATCGCTGCTGGAGCAGCCCTATCATCTGGATATTTTCAGCGACGTTGCCGGTGCCGGTCGCAATGGCCAGCGTTAGCGTACGCATGTCGTCGGCTAGCTGAACCACTTCACGGCGGCCAGGGCGTAGGCGGTTGCGTAGATCTTCCAGGGCGTCGGCTTGGGCGTTGGTGGCGCGGGTGAGTTCGTTTGTCGCAGCGGCAGTCGCCGTCTCGGCTTCTGCCAGGCGTTGAGCGGTGACTGTCATATCTTCCAGTACCGCCACATTATCGCGGCTTGTACTGGTCAGCTCATTACGCCTATCGCGATGCTCCTGGATTGCCTGTGTCAGCGCGTTGATCTTGTTACGCTGCTCTTCCAGACGTTGCTCGGTTTGCTGCTCGAGCACTCGCTGGTCGGCTGCCATCCCTTGCCCATACATGCGCGGTGCTTCACGTAAGCGTTCGAGCTGTGCAAAGGTTTCTTGAGCTTGCAGGCTGACCTCTATGAGGTCATGGACTAGCACGTCTAAGCGGTTGCCAATCGCCGCTTCGTCCAAGTCCCCCATACCCTCACG